CGATTTGACGGTGGCTAAGGAGAAACTGAAGCAGGCTTATGAGTCGGGCGATGCTGAAAAGATCACCGAAGCACAGGAATTGCTTACCGATGCCAAATTAAGGGTCAAGGAAGTCCAGAAATTTAAGCCCTCTTTACAAAATGATAATGAGGGTGTACAACAGCCCCAACAGGTACAAGTACCACAACAGGTTCAGCCCGTTTCGGACCCAAAAGCCGAGTCGTGGCGAGAAAAGAACTCTTGGTTTGGTACAGACGAGGTGATGACTGCCCTCGCACTTGGCCTGCACGAAAAATTAGTCCGGTCTGGTGTAGATCCTCGTTCCGACGAGTATTACCGCCGAGTCGATGAGACTATGAGGAAACGCTTTCCCGAGGCATTTGACGATGCCGAAGAGGAAGAAAGACCTCAAACGAAGCAGGCCCAAAAACCTGCTCGCACAAAACCAGCCAGTGTAGTGGCTCCGGTAACGCGGTCAACCGCGCCGCGTCAGGTCCGCCTGACACCGTCTCAAGTTGCTCTAGCCAAGCGATTGGGGTTGAGTAACGAACAGTACGCACGAGAACTTATGAAACTGGAGGCTAACTAAAATGGCTGATAACAGACTCGCACGAGAAGTCGAGAATAGAGAATCGATGCAGCGCACCAAAACTTGGACGCCCCCTCAGACGCTTCCGGCACCAACGCCACAGCCGGGGTGGGTGTTTAGGTATATTCGGACTAGTATTATGGGAACTGCTGACCCATCGAATACCTCCGCAAAATTCCGTGAAGGTTGGGAGCCTGTAAAGGCTGAAGACCACCCGGAGTTAATGCATATGACCGATCCTAGTTCCAAATTTAAAGGGAATGTTGAGATCGGTGGTTTGTTGTTGTGTAAGGCTCCGGCTGAACTGATGCAGCAGCGTGATAATTACTACGCGCAGCAGGCAAAGGCCCAGTTGCAGTCGGTGGACAACAACTTTATGAGGCTGAACGATGAGCGTATGCCCCTCTTCAGTGAGAAGAAGACTACGGTCTCGTTTGGCAAAGGCAAATAACTTCTTTTTTGGAGTAACTAATGGCATATCCTACTGTTGACAAGCCGTATGGCTTGAAGCCGATCAACCTGATCGGCGGGCAGGTGTTTGCCGGGGCCACTCGCCAGCGTCGTATTGCGTCCAGTGCTGCGAGCATTGGCTACGGCGATCCGGTTGAGTTGACCTCAAGCGGCACCATCTCTGTCTCCACCTCGACGACGACGCCTCCGACCGCTGGCTTTGCCGGTGTGTTCTTGGGCTGTTCGTTTGTCTCCAGCGTGACGGGTCAGCCGACCTACTCGCAGGCTTGGATTTCGGGCACTTCGGTGAAGTCCGGCACGTACGTTACGGCGTATGTGGCTGATGATCCGAACACCCTGTTCAAGGCTGTGGGCGTTTCGGCGTCCCTGAACGTTTCGACCACTAGCGGGTTCACGTACGAGGATATCGGTGCCAACGTTGCACTGGTTGACGAGTCGCTGAACACGACGACGAACGACTCGCAGCGGGGTCTCCTGCTGTCTTCGGTTGCGACCACCCGGTCTCTGCCGATGCGTATCGTCGATGTAGTCGAAGACACGGCGTTTGTTTCGAGTGGCACTACCTACTATCCCGAAGTTATCGTGAAGTTCAATGCACCGTACCTCACGAGCGTTTCGTTGATTGTTGGTGGTCACGCTTACAACTGCCCCGTCGGCGTTTAATAAGGGAGTTCTAAGACATGGCTATTTCACGCGCACAACTGCTCAAGGAACTCCTTCCGGGTTTGAACGCCCTGTTTGGCCTTGAGTACAAGACCTACCAAGAAGAGCACAAGGAGATCTACGAGACTGAGACCTCCGAGCGCTCGTTTGAAGAGGAGACCAAACTTTCTGGTTTCAGCGCTGCCCCGGTTAAGGCCGAAGGCGCTGCGATTGCGTATGACAACGCACAGGAAGCGTGGACTGCTCGCTACAGCCACGAGACCATTGCTCTCGGCTTCTCCATCACGGAAGAGGCGGTTGAAGACAACCTGTACGATTCGCTGTCCAAGCGATACACCAAGGCGCTCGCCCGAGCGATGGCGTACACGAAGCAGGTCAAGGCGGCATCTGTCCTGAACAACGGGTTCTCGTCGTCCTACGTTGGTGGTGACGGCAAGGCTCTGTTCGCGGCGGATCACCCGCTTGTTTCGGGTGGCACCAACAGCAACCGTCTGACGGCTTCTGACCTCAACGAGACTTCGCTTGAGGCGGCTGTCATTCAGATCGCTGGTTGGACTGACGAACGTGGACTCCTGATCGCGGCGAAGCCCGGCAAACTCATCGTCCCCCCGGCGTTGATGTTTACCGCCAAGCGTCTCCTCGATACGGAACTCCGCGTGGCAACTGCGGACAACGACATCAACGCTCTCAAGGCGATGGGGTCGATTCCCGGTGGCTACACGGTGAACCACTTCTTGACCGACACGAACGCTTGGTTCTTGACGACCGACGTTCCGAATGGTATGAAGCACTTCGTTCGTACCCCGCTGGCTAACTCAATGGATGGGGATTTCGATACGGGCAACGTGCGGTATAAGAGCCGCGAGCGTTACTCGTTCGGATGGTCTGATCCGCTGGGCATGTTTGGTTCGCCGGGCGCGTCCTGATGAGACTGGGGAGGGGGGCTTCGGCCCCCCTTTCCTTTTTAGGTTTCTAGGCGTATATAGGGTCTATCGGGAAAAAATTTTGCTTACCAGACAGACCCGACTGACGACATGCAGACTGGTAAGCACAACTCGCATGTGAGGTATTTGAAATGGCACGTACTACGTTCTCCGGCCCGGTGGCTTCCGACAATGGTTTTATCGGCGCTATCGACTCCGCTTCTGCCACGATCACCAATCTGGTCTGCACGACCCTGACGATTGGTAGCACCAAACTGACGACCGGTTCGGTGTCGGGCACGGTGTCGGTTCAGGCCGGTCGTATTCCGGTTCTTATCGGCAGCACCACGCTCTACATCGGTTTGTACGCCAGTCTCGTCCCGTAAGATTTCGTGGGGGGCGTAAGCCCCCTTCATCCATTACAGGAGACGGAGAATGGGTATGCAAACAGATGTTCTAGCCAGTAAAGTCGCTACGACTGCTGGCGATTTGTTGGATCAGAATAGCCTCGTTATCGGGCGTAGTCGCGTCAAAGCGATCTACATTGTTCCTGATTCGGGTGCAGGTACGGTGACGTTTCGTGACGGCGGGGCTAGTGGCCCGACCAAAATTGTGGTGAATACCAAGGGTAGTTCCACTGCACCAGACTACATCCTGATGCCGGGTGAAGGATTGCTCTTCCAAACGAGCGTCTACATCGTGCCGTCAGCCGTCGTTTCAACGATGGTGATCTATGGCTAAGTCACCGGCTTGGCAGCGTAAGGAAGGCAAAAACCCCGCTGGCGGCTTGAACGCCAAAGGCAGGGCGTCTTACAACAAAGCCAATCCGGGTAAGCCGGGTCTGAAGCGCCCTCAACCCGAGGGTGGTGCCCGTAAGAAGTCGTTCTGTGCCCGTATGTCGGGTATGAAGAAGAAACTGACGAGTGCCAAGACGGCTAACGATCCGAACAGCCGTATCAATAAGTCCTTGAGGGCTTGGAACTGCTGAGATGCCGAGTAAATCTAAAGCCCAGCATAATTTGATGGCAATGGTTGCTAACGACCCCAAAGCAGCCAAACGTCTGGGCATCCCTCAATCTGTGGGTCGTGATTATGTTAAGGCCGACAAAGGCCGCAAATTCAAAGGTAAATCCAAATGAAAGAGTCCAAGGGAATGATGAAGAAGGAAGTGTCTTTCATGAAAAAGAAAGGCGCTCCGAAGTCCATGATCAAGCACGAAGAGGCTGAGATGGAAGGCAAGAAGATGCGTAAGTTTGCTGAGGGTGGCGCGAGTTATGCAGACCGTATGGCTGCTATGCGTAGCAAGTCAGACGCGGCCACCGCTGCAAGTAGACAAGCCCGTGACGCAGGAAACGCCCCTAATGCGAAAGTTTCGGCAATGCGTGCTTCTTTGGACGCCAAGATTGCGGCTAATCGACAGGCTTCTGATGCAAAAGAGGCTGCTCGCAGAGCCGCTGCTGTCGCCGCA